ATATTCATTTTATCTTCTTTTTTAGGATTATAAATATCTCTTGGTTTTACAACATGACAAAATTCTACTTCATCAAATGGAGAGTGTTTAACAATGTTTTGTAATTCTCTACTAACATTTTCAATACCAAATTTATCAACAGCTGCTTTTGCTGTAAGTTTAAATCTTCTATATATGCAATCAACTAAACCTTTGGCGTTTTCAGAAATATAAATTTCCTTAATGTGTCTAGCAGAGAAACGAATAATATCAGTTTCATCCTCTTCAATAAACATTGCAGCTGTACCAAAGGCACAAAGATCATGGTAAGTTTCAAATATTTCTTGCTGAAAGTTTGATCTTTGAAATGCTATGTACATAGTATCTGTAACATTTTCTAACCATTCTTTAGCTTCATCATTTTCATTTAATATTTCTTCTTTAAACCTAAGTGAAAACCATCTGTTTGCACTGCTAGTTAACATACCATGTAAAGAACTTGCTAATAATTCTAATGAATGAATTGCTGTAGCATCGAAAACTTGTAGATGTCTTTTATCGCCTTTAACTTTTTGATCAACAATATCTGATTTTCTTGGGATAATTAAATCCGCTACTTCTTGCCAATGTGTCTCCCAATTTGACCTTCTATCCATTAACTGAGATAAGTTATTTTTTAGCTCTGTGGCTAATGCTTTATGTTTCTGATCTTGCATTCATTATCCTAATAAAGTTTTTTTAGATAAAGTTAATTCGTCATCATCTACTTTAGAAAGTTTAGTAGATTTTCTTCCTCTTCTTTTAATTCTTGCTAAACGTTCAGCTTCCGTTTCTTCAAGCTGATCCATTTCTCCGATTGTTGGTCCATCAGGTGCTTTTTCAACAGCACTTTTTTGAAGGCTATCTTTTTGTGCTGAAGCATTTTGAATATTACCTTCTCCAGTTCTATCATCTTGTTCAGGTTTAACTCTACTTTTTCTACCTTCAACATCGCCTTGATAATCTGAAGTACCTAAAAGAGCATTATTAACTTTTCTCTTTTTAGCTCTTTCGATACCTTCTTTAAAGTTTTTAGCAACAGCTTTACCTACTTGATAAGCCATAGAAAAATCTAACATACTTCCTTTTTTCTTGTTTGATGAAGTTCTATGATCTCCGCTACCACCGCTTTTATCTTCGTTATTACTACTACCGCCTAAAAAACCCATAATCTATTCTCCTAATAATGTTTTATAATCTATGTTCTCATCTTCGACTGGATTAAGTCCTTGTGAGCCACTAAGAATTGTTGATCTTCTTCCTTTACGATTTAAAGCTCTTCTTCTTTCATCTTCAGCTGCCTCTTTTTTTCTTGCCTCATCATCATAATCAGGAACATCTGCTGGTTCAGGTAATACGATTGGTGGTATAGGTGGCGGCTTTGGCATAAATAGTTTAGCAATGAATGACATAGTTATTTTACCTTTTTACCACTAACGGTTTCTTTATATTTTTTATAGTTATGTTTTGATCCACCTGGACCAACAGACCATTTTTCAATGGTTATAACTTTGTTTGGATTTAATTTGATTTCAATTATTGGTTTTTTTTTACCCATTATAATATCCTATAATCGCCTTCAGCAATAAGCTGACGGTCTTTGTTTGTTATTTGTTGTTCTTGTATTCCAGTCGCCAAACATCTTAGAGCATCCATTGGATGTGAGCTAAAATCATGTACTGGTTTTAATTTATAAACTCTTTCCTTATCATTATATTTTCTATGATAATGTCTAAGAGCTATTAGTAAATCAGAGCAGTTATCACTGTCTATTTTACATCTTGGTAAAATCATCTTAACTGCATGAATACCATCTTCTAAATTTAGACGTGGCGAAATTCTAAATCTAATTCCGTAATTACTCGCTACTTCTCTACGAGTGTAGCCTGAGCTAAAATCTGTTTGCTCAACATCATGCGGTGCATAATGATTTCCATAAATATATTCTTTTTCTTTTAAATACTCTGCATAATGAGGCAGTGCTTCTTTTTCGTTAGAGTAGTAATCAATAATATGGATATTATGATTTATCTGTTGAAAAAAAATAATAGCTGTGGCATCTGTGTAACCTAAATCCCAAGCAGTATTAACTAAATGAGCTGGATCGTAAGGAACGCCACCTATTCTTTTAGCGTCATCCAAATCATCAATTAAGTCTCCGTAAATTGAACCTTGAATATTACCTATAAAAGAACATTCAAATTCTTGATTGTATTTAGCCTCTCCCATTACGGCAAGTGCCGCATCTAATTCTTCTTTTTCTACAATATTCGTTTCGGAAGCTTTAGCCTTATATGAAAACCATTTATCATCGGATTGAGATTTTAAATAATAATCATAAAAAATATTATTCATTCCTTTTGGAGTACCAATAAGAAACATCTTGCCACGCCTATCACTAAGCGCAGGCGTAATAACCTCATCAATTAATCCTTGCGAAACTTGAGCAACCTCATCGATTGCCACCATATCTAAATAAATTCCTCTAATGCTATCAAAATTCTCTGAAGATAATAAAGTTATCCTAGCACCGTTAACAAAGTCGCATCTAAGTTCACTCTCATTCCATTTTGTGCCAGGAATAGATTTTGTATAGAATTTTAAATAATCCCAAGCTATTGACTTTGCTTGTTTATAAGTTGGAGCAATGTAAGCCAAACGAGGATTATGGTTTTTATTTGTAAGAGCTGCTTTAATCAAATGATTAAGAACCATTACTGTTTTGCCAAACCTTCTATGACAACATAAAACCGCATACCTATAACTATCTAATTCTTTGTGTACCAAAGCTTGTTGAGGTCTTGGTTTATAAGGAATTGTAATTTTCATTTTTAACTTCTAAAGTAACTATAGTGTCATTATGTTGACTTCCATGAGGAACTAATAAAATTTTTATTATTTTAAATCCTAACTTTTTTCCTATTCCTCCACTATTCCAACCAAAAGAAATTACTTTTCCATTTTTCTTAATAATTCTACTTATTTCTTGTTTTAATAAAGACCAGTAGCCATTATTAATAGGATGATTAAAAGATAAACCAGCACTTTGATATATTTCCTTTAATTGTCTTTGCGAATAAGGAGGATCAAAAATTAAATTCTCTACGGAGTTTGTAGGAATTTTTTTTAAATATTCCAAAGCATCCTCTTTATAAGGATAAGGAAAAGGATCAATAAAGTTCCATCCTAAATTTTTATCTATAAATTCTTTAATCGGTTTTATCTGAAAAGTTCTATGATTAGGCATAGACCAAATTCTTTGAAACTCAATCACTAATGTACTGTTGGTGGTCCTTCTGAATAATTCGAAGGCATCTTAATAGCTCTGAAAACAAATTCGCAGAACTCAGCTAAATCCTCTTCTTCTTCAAAGCCAGAGAAATTAATTATAAGTTCATTATTGTAAGCCTTAAAACTAATGGCAGATACATTTCGAAACTTATCTTTTATAAATTTGTTCATCTGTTTGTTTGTGTCTGTGTTTGACCGATAATTAATGTATTAGCTCGCAGCGACTACTTTTTGGTGTATGGTCCTCTTGAAAAAAACCTCTTTTACCTTGGAAAATTTAAACAATCGTTTGTTAAACCACTGGTTCTGTACGCAAACACTAACTAATTTAAAGAAAGTTAACATTATCGTTAACATTTACTCTACTCTTAATATATATCGTACCTCATGTCGTGTGCGGAACTGTGTTTGTTACGTGCTAGCTACCGTACTTTCTGAGACATTCTTAATCTCATTCTCATAACTCTTATCTTCATCAGACCACTTGATCTCTACCTTCTGATCTATTGCTACTTGTTGCTTATCTCCGTAGATTGCAATCAGCTTACTTGAAAGCCAACGATAGTGTTGAAGCTTCTCTTTAATAATTCCAATATTACCATTATCAGCATTCTCTAGCTCAGTAATCATTCTATCTAAATATGTTTGAGCTGCTATCTTTCTTGCAGTTAATATCTTATCTGCAAATACTTTGTCAGTTCTGATCCAATCATAAACTTTAGAAAGACTTGGAGAACCAGACTTTTCGCATATTTGCGTTAAAGGCATTCCGTTCATCAGCATTCTCTCTATGTCGTTGCTTATTTGTGATGTGAGTTCTAATTTCTTCGTCATTTAAGTTCTTGTATTGTCTTAAGTTCTTTAAGCTTTTAATCTTACCTTCTAATGTTTTAGCTCCACTTGAAAAACCACCGTGTATCCGGCAACGGATCTTTCCATTCTTCATTAGTATTCCTTTGGCTTTGCAAGGAAGTTTGTTTTGTTTATTTATAGTTTGACATTTAAGTCTATATTTATGTCGTCCAGCCATAAGCGGATTTAGGATTTTGAATTTAAACTAAGTTACTAGCACTAAAGAAAAAAAGAGAAAAAAGAAATTAAACTTCAAACCGTTCTAGTACGGATTTATATATTGTACTTATAATGCTATTATACAGCACTAGAATAGATATTCAACGCTGTGATAATAACTTTTTTTATAGGAATGATTGTTTATTGATATTTTTTGTTAATTTATAACAAAGTTTTCTTTTGATGGTTTTATAAAAACTCTTTCTTCAGTATAAAGTCCACCATCTTTATAACCTAAATCTTGAAGTTTTTTTACTGCTTTAAAAGTATATGTTCTCTCTTCATCTTCAGGCATCATATCATCAACAGTATCTTCTGGTTTATATTCCTTAACAACACCAGCTTCTAAGATTTTATAGTTTCTTAAAATGTATTTTTTCATAATTCAACCACTAACATAGGAGATTCCTACAAGTCAAGAATTATTTTTTATATTTATGAAAATTTATTTATTTTTTTTTTAAGACTATCAAATTAAGTATAGAATTTTGTTAAGTTTGCAATACCTTTTATTATTTTTTTTAATTTTATTTGCTAAGGCACTTAGGACTTTCATATATCTATTCTTGATTGAAACTCTATTAAAACCAAAATGTTTTCCAACTTGCGTCCATTTAAACCTATTAGCTCTCATCCAAACTATTTGGCGATCTAGTATCGGTTCTTTGGAAATATCAATCTCTATGGCTAATAATGCGTCTATGGCGAACTCCCAGCGTGTTATCTGCTTTGGTGTTGCTCTTAATTTTAGTAAAGCTTTCTCATAATATCCTATGTCTTTCTTCTCATAAGTTGTTATTAATAAATCATACATAGACGGTGTTCCTGGATGTCTTGGTTTAGATAAAAATCTTTCTGTTCTAGCTGCTTCGTCTAGCAAAAAGATAAGATTGTTTAAGCTTATTACCTCTTCTTTTAAGATATGTTCAAATCTATTCATATGCTCCATTCTTATAACTATTTACATTCTGCTTAAGTTTGGACCATCCAGCTCTTGAATAGTTCTTTCGAAACTTTATGCTTTCAAGAAAATATTTATATCTTGGCATATCAAAGTAAGTGAAATTTTTATGAGTAATTAATGGTTTATAATCAATACTTAATAAAGACAATCTTTGTAGAGCTTCCTTAATCTTTGGTAACGGAGTTGTGAAATTATCAGCACAATCCACCATTCTTACATAAGGAGATAATCTTTTTAGATCATAATCATACAATCTGAAATCAAATGCAGACATATCAAGTTCAAATATCTTTGGATCACTAATATAAAATTGACGCAAAGGCTCTCCTTCTGTTTGCTCTTGGATCTTCTTTTAATTTTTTTAGAAATAAATCTTGCTTCTTACATTTTGGAAAATGCTCTGTTTGTTTATACTCTAGGAACTGAAGCCATTGATCAGGTGTTATTCTTTTAGGTTCTGAATTGTAGCCACCAGAATAATCAGGTGCTATTTTTTTAACATGAAACCACATCATCATGTCTCCAACGGTGTGATACCAAAGGATAAATGCTGGAATACCAGCCATTTCAGCTAATCTTTTTGTTATTTTATGCGGTTTTATTAGCTTTTGGTTGTTAAAAAACACCGTTTCAACAAGAAAAAGTGGCTCTAAACAAGCATTGCAGCTGGAAACTTGGTCTATATCTGAGAAATTCAACAAATTATGTTGTTGTCTGTGCCAAGTTGAGTATTTACTGAACTTTACATCGCTAAAATAGACTTGTTTTACCATGTTTTTAGCCATTAATTGATGAGAATAGATAGTCAAGCCTAAAGTCGAGTAATATTGCATTTAATGCAAAAAAAGGTTGCGTTCAATGCCAGTCTCCTATACATAATCAGATTAATGAAATTTAAAGATTATTGGTCTCCATACTTCTCAAGAGGATTAAAAACTAAACATTTGGTTTCTACCTTTATTCAAAAAAGAGAACTTCCAACAATAGAAATGAAATTAATAAATGACGTTGTTAAAGCAACAGTTAAATTTAATTTTGTTTATCTAAGAAAAAATATGGCTGAAAGTAAAATGGAAGCTGAACACTATACTAGAATTATAGATGGTTCTTCTGATGAAGTTTATAATACTTCTACCAAAGTTTCGTCAAGAATTGGACTTCATTTGGAAAGAGAATTTAATAAAGAATGGAATAAAACTTTAGTACAACTTTTAAATAAACCAACTAAAAACAAATCAATGTTGAATTTAGGTGTTTTTAAAAAAGATGGATATGGAATTTTTGATATTATTGAACCATCAGAATTATTAAAAAGAAAATTAAATGTTAGTGGAATGAAACAAAAAGATTTAGCTTCGTTAGCTGGTGTTGATGAAACAACTCTTTATAGACATCTTAAAGGAACTTTCGAAATTTCAAGAGAAAGTGCTATCAAATACGCAAAAGTTTTAGGATGTGATCCAGTTGAAATACTTTTTAATAGTTTAGATATACCAGTCTGGGGAACTACTGACACTCAGGAAATGAGAATGTTAAATAAATTTTCTGTTTATGCTTCTGAAATTATTTCTAATGAAAGTAAAACTCATTACAGAATTGCTCATTGTCCAAGAGAAATTTATAGACCTGACGTAAAAGCTATAAATATAGATTGTCCAAATTCTGTTTATCATAATCATATTGCTTTTTATTATAATTCAAATGAACCAATTGTATTGGAAGATCAAATGGTTGTTGTAGGTACTAAAATAAAAAACTTTAGAGATGAAGATGTTAGGCTTCGTTATTTTATAGGAATTTACAAAAAAAATAAAAATGGAAGAACTGTTGATTTACATAGTATAGATCCAGCTACAATAAATGTTGAAGGAATTGAACCAGATGAAGATTTTAATTCTTTTGACGATGTTGTTGGAATGGTTGAACAAGAAAAAATGGTTATTGAAGATATTGAACCAGTATTTACTGCTCCAGTAGTTGCTTTAGTTTCAGATAACAAAATTTATGATCCTATAAAAACTGAAATTTTTAAAGCTTATGATAAAATTTATACAAATAGTAGAAGAGAAGATTTTGATCAAGCAGCACAATTTAATAGATTAAAATTACAAGCAGCACTTATGAATAAAGTTGCTGATGAAGTAAAT